GGGTTCTCAACCAGCAGTAAATTTTCCACCATTAACTGCAAAGTATTTATATGAAAGGTTTACTCAACATATTAAAGGACAAGATAAGATTAATATCTATGACCCTTCGGCGGGATGGGGTGGTAGAATATTAGGAGCATTGAGTGTGGGTGATAGAAATATTCACTACATTGGAAATGACCCTAATACTGAAAACCAAATACCAGAGATAGGAAAGACTCGTTATGAATACTTAGCAGAGTTCTTTAATACACAAGTACCGGGTGTAGCTAATCCATTTTGGGGACATCAAAATACATATGAAATATTTACAACAGGTTCAGAGGTTATATCCGAAGACCCAAAATTTCAAAAGTATAAAGGTGAATTAGATTTTATATTTACATCACCACCATACTTTGATAGAGAACGATATTCAGATGATGATTCACAATCGTTTAAAAAGTTTAATTCATATGAAAGTTGGAGAGATGGTTTCTTAAAGCCAACACTAACAACTGCATTTGAATATCTTAAAAATGATAGATATATTTGCTGGAATATTGCAGATATCAAAGTGGGTAAAGATAAATGGTTTACATTAGAACAAGATAGTATTGATGTACTTACAAGTTTAGGTATGGAGTACAAAGGTAAACTTAGAATGACAATGAGTCCAATGACTGGTGTAGATTTAAGTGGTGTAAAGAACTCTATGAAATTAGAAGGAACATCATATAAATACGAACCAATTTTTATATTTTATAAACCATAGTAATGAAAGTACGAATTAAAAAATTAAATGAAAACGCAGTAATACCAACCTATGCAAAAGAAGGTGATGCTGGAATGGATTTAGTAGCAACATCGGTTATATCAGAAACATATACTCAAATAACATATGGATTGGGCGTTGCATTGGAAATACCCGAAGGATTTGTAGGATTAGTATTTCCTCGTTCATCAATTAGAAAAACTAGATTGCAATTAAGTAATTCAGTTGGGGTAATTGATAGTGGATATAGAGGTGAGTTGCAAGCCACATTCAACAAAATTATAACAACAATTGAAAATCAAAAAAATGATTATAAAGTTGGTGATAGAGTTTGTCAACTTATGATTATACCACATCCACCAGTACAATTTTTAGAAGTAAAAGAATTATCCGATACACTAAGAGGTGAAGGTGGATTCGGTTCAACAGGAAAATAATATGATTTATTTACATGGTCCATTTGATAGTGCAACTAATAGAGCATTATTTTATAATACAAAATGGTGGGATTTATATTATAGATTTTTAGTATTAGAACCATCACATGAAATTGGAGATGAACTAAGAAAAAACTTACATAGTGAACAACGTGAGTTTTTCATAGATAGTGCTTTCATTCATGATAGAGAGTTTGAATTAGTATCAGAACCTGGTTATCATATCATTCCTACAAATTTAATGGGATTACAATCTACTATTGCGGAAGCAATTAAAAATAATCCAAATAATAAATACTATATATTCGATACCGCAAATTTAGAACCATATAATATTTTTGATAATATAGATTATGTTAGAAGTAATCCTAATTGTATTTTTTACACTACATTAAGAATTGTTGAACCTAATAAACTTTTTGATTTTGGCTTTATATTAAGAAAATTCATAGCAAATAGAATTGTATTACAACACTATCAATGTAATGATATTTTTAGGAATACTAAAAAAGAATATAGATTAGATTTATCAGTTAGAAACTTTCCTCAAAAAGACGAAAGGGTAGAGTTGTTAAAAGTGTTACAAAATTACCAAAAGGATAATATTAATCTTAGAGTAAACGATTACTATGTAAATAGAATGGAGCAGTTATATGAATTTGCAACAAAATATAATAACGCAGATAAGTTAGACCAATACAAAAATGAATTTAAGTTATTAGATAGATTAAAGCAAAGTTTAGCACCAACTACTACATTAGTTGCCGGTCAACAGGAACATATTGGGGCAATGAAACTAATAGATGTAACATTTTCATCCGATATACAAATTATGTTTGAATCTAATCAAAATGGATTATATAGATTGAGTGAAAAAGAATGGTGTAATATTACTGAAAAAACAATTGATAATTTATTGATAGGTAAACCATTTATAATTTGTAGTAAGGTGGCATATGATTTTTTAATACACTTTGGATTTGAAACATATGAAACCGAATTAGGTATAAATTATGATGAGATTTGGGAAAACCATGATTTTATAGTTAGAAATTTAACAAAGGATATAATCCGTATTTCAGAAATGAAACAAGATGAATATGCTGTAATGTTAGATGAATGTTCAATAGCAGCCGAAACAAATAGACAAAAATGTTTGGATTATATCGAAGAAAATAGTATCTTAGACAATATAATAAACGATTACAAAATAAATTTTAAATAATGAGCTTTTTTGAAAAAGAATCCGTAAAAACGGAAAACACATTGTGGGTAGAAAAATATAGACCACAAACACTAAAAGATTATATAGGTAATGACCTTCTTAAAGAGAAAGTACAATCCTACTTAGATAATAACGATGTTCCCCATTTACTTTTATATGGTAAAGCTGGGACGGGCAAAACTACATTGGCTAAAATCATAGCACAAACAATTGAATGTGATATGATGGTAATCAATGCATCGGATGAGAACAACGTAGAGACGGTACGAAATAAAGTAAAGAACTTTGCAAGTGGTGCAGGTTTTAAAGGATTCAAAATTATCATATTAGATGAGTTTGATTATATGACCCCAAACGCACAGGCAATCCTTCGTAACTTAATGGAAACATTCAGTAGACACACTCGTTTTATCTTAACTTGTAACTACCATGAAAAAATTATCGAACCAATTTTATCGCGTTGTCAAACTTTTGCAGTAAATCCACCATCAAAGAAAGAAGTAGCAGTTCATGTTACTGAAATCTTAAATAAAGAAGGTATTAGATTTGATATTAAAGATGTAGCAGACATCATTAGTAGTTTCTATCCTGATATTAGAAGGGTTATGAATACCTGCCAGTTACAATCATCTAAGGGTGAGTTAAAGGTAGATAAACAAACAATCTTACAAGCTGATTTCAAAAATAAGATTGAAGATTTATTAGCAAGTGGTGAGGAAAAGAGAAATGCATATATGCAGATTAGACAAATAGTGGGTGATAATAAAGTAAATGATTTTGCAGAACTTTATTCGGCACTATATGAAAGATTAGATGATTATGCAGCGGGTAATACTGCAAATGTAATCTTAGAATTAGCACAAGGACAATTTAGAGATGCTTTAGTAATAGATAAAGAAATCTGTTTTATGGCAACAATCATCGCAATTATTAACATTATAAAATAAACATTATGACAGAGAATTTTGAATTAGCAAAGCCGTTAGGCGACAGAGTATTAGTAGAGATAGAATCAAAAGAAAAAACAATTGGTGGTATAATCATTCCAGATTCAGTTAAGACGGGTGATAATAAAATCGCAGTTGTTGTTTCAACAGGACCAGGTGTTTATACACATAGTGGAACTAAAATTCCAATGACAGTAAAACCAGGTGATAAAGTATTGTTACCGAGTGGTGATATGAGTGTACAAAAAATTAAATTAGGAGAAAAAGATTATTTCCTATGTAGAGAGATGGATTTATTAATGGTAATTAGATAAAATAGAATAGTATGCAACCAATGGATTTAAGTAAATTAGGACAGGGTTCAACAGGACCTGACTTAACTAAAACAACGGCAATGGAATGTAAATGTGGTGGGCAATTTTTCTCACCTGGATTACATTTTAGAAAATCAAGTGCATTAGCAAGTTCAACCGGTAAAGAAGAAATTACTCCTGTTGAAATTTATTTATGTATTGAATGTGGTGATGTATTTGAGGACCTATTACCAAAAGAACTAAGAACGGACGATGGCCAAAATTAAAAAAGATACAAACGAAGCCGCAGCAAAGAGATTAGGTTTATTTGACCATATCTCTGCTGTGACTGAGTATCAAGACCCACACTATTGGGACAAAATTTCCGATGATGATAAGAAAACCTTTGGTAATTTTATTATTCAAAGGTATATATCTATGAATCCTGATTGGATAGAGTGGATAGCAGAAGTGCAACCATATGTACAATCATTACCTAACGAATATTTTTATAGATTTTTTAGTGATATGATTCCACCAAAGAAATATTATCTAAAATATATCAAAGGTAAGAGAGCAAATGATTATGAAGATTGGGTAGTTGAATTAGTAGTTAAAGAATATACGTGTTCTACAAAGCACGCAAACGAATACTTAGATATTCTATACACAACCAAAGAAGGCAAAGAACAAATTAAAGGTATGTGTGAAAAATATGGTATTGATAAAAAATTAATAACTTCATTGAAATTAAAAATTTAGTTTAGACGAGACTTTTATATATTTATTAGCATAAAGGGGTAAATATATGAAAGCGAAGTTATTAAACTTAAGCCAAACTATTGGCGAAAAAATCGCGCTAGGATTTCTAAG